TGACTTAGGCGGAAGTATGGCTCCTAAAAAAAGCTTCAGAAAAGCCTACGTCGGTATCGTTATGGACATGGCATTAGCCCGTAGCAAAATCAGCAATCGGATGGTTGCTCAGCGCTTAGGCGTGGACGAGACGACGATCCGTCGCTGGCGTAAAGAGAATATCGAGTTTGAGCGCGCTTTCACTGAGGCTCGCGAAGCTCTCAGAGAGAAAATTAACCGCGTCGCCGGTAAGAGCCTGGACGTTCGTAAACGGAAGGTTGTCACCACATCGCCGGACGGTGTGAAAACCACGATTGAAGATGTGCTGCCCACGCACAACGATATTGCTGTTTTCTCGAAGGCGCTCGGTCTTGGTACCAGCGTCTATAGTGAGGAAGAACGCCAGCGTGATGTGTTGCGTGATGTCATGAAACATAAGGTTGCCGGAAAATACTCCGCACTGGAGGCAGCGCAGCTACTTGAGGCTGAGGGGGTAAAAGTTCCTCAAACTCTGCTTATGGAGCTTGGCGCGCCGAAAATATTCGAACCGTTCATCAATAGTGACGAGGCAGCCAAAACCGACACCGCAAAACTTACCCCACAGGAAGCGGCAGACGTCTATAAAAACATCCTGGGCTAAAAATGCAAAAACAAGCGTTTCGAACCGAAAAAACGCTATGCACTTTTTGACTCGCTTTATGCACGTTTTATTCATCCCAATTTAGCCACTTTTCTGTTCAAAACAGAGGCTTCACGCTGTTTGCTCGATGAGGGCTGTTACGCCAGTTCGGGTAACGACCATTATGTTAAATCGGGGCATTTTTAAGGAATTTATCTGTGCCGATCCCATTCCCCTTCGATTTCAAAAAACCTGACTATACGCAGGTTTTCGAGTGGCGTATGGAGCGTCTGCAACGCATTCGCCAGAACCCGGAGGTGCTTCCGGCGCTCCGCCAGTTTTACCGCGATAATCCGGCTCAGTTCATTATTGACTGGGGCATGACCACAGACCCGCGCAATCTCGACTACGGACTTCCGGTATCCATACCGTTTTTACTGTTCCCGAAACAGGAAGAGTGGATTCACTGGATCATGGAGCGGCGCGAAAAGCTGGAGAACGGCATCACCGAAAAGAGCCGCGAAATGGGGCTCAGCTGGACGGCGATCGGGCTGGCCTGCTCGCTCTGCCTCTTCAACAAAGAAATGGTTATCGGCTTCGGCTCCCGTAAAGAGGAATACGTCGACAGCACCGGTGACCCGAAGGCGCTGTTCTGGAAGGCGCGCAAATTCGTGGAAACGCTGCCCGTCGAGTTTCGCGGTTCGTGGGATGAGAAGAAGCACGCCCCGTACATGCGCGTTGAGTTCCCCGATACTGGCGCGGTCATCAAAGGCGAGGCTGGCGACAATATCGGTCGTGGTGACCGTACCACGCTCTACCTGGTGGATGAGGCTGCATTCCTCCAGCGTCCTCTGCTGATTGACGCGGCCCTTTCCCAGACAACCCGCTGCCGTATCGATCTCTCATCGGTCAACGGCATGAGTAACCCATTCGCGCAGAAGCGGCATAGCGGGAAAATCCCGGTATTTACCTTCCACTGGCGCAGCGATCCGCGTAAGGATGATGAGTGGTACCGGAAAGAGTGCGAGAAAATTGATAACCCGGTCATCGTTGCGCAGGAACTGGATCTGAACTATCAGGCATCAGCCGAAGGTATTCTGATTCCTTCTGAATGGGTACAGGCAGCCGTCGACGCACATATCAAACTGGGTATTCAGCCCAGCGGCCAGCGCCTCGGCGCGATGGATATCGCCGACGAGGGGAAAGACAAAAACGGCTTTTCATCCCGTTATGGCTTCCTCCTGCAGAACGTCCACGAATGGTCTGGCGAGGGGAGTGATATCTACGCCTCTGTCGTTAAATCCTTTGGGTACTGTGACGATTACGGTCTCGATGAATTCCGTTTCGATGAGGACGGGCTGGGCGCCGGTGCGCGTGGCGACGCCAGGGTGATTAACGAACTTCGCCAGGCCGAACGGCTGGGTTACATCACGGCGACGCCGTTCCGTGGCAGTGGCAGTGTCTTTGACCCGGAGGATGAAGCTGTCCCCGGCGATAACGGCAAACCTGCTCGACTGAATAAAGATTTCTTCGCGAATGCAAAGGCACAAAGCTGGTGGCATCTTCGCAAACTCTTCCGCAATACTTTCAGGGCGCTACAGGGCATGGAATATAACCCTGACGAGATAATTTCCATCAGCAGCGAGATTGAGAACAAAGACCGCCTGCTGATGGAGCTTTCACAGCCAACCTGGTCGAAAAACGCCGTCGGTAAAATCCTCGTGGATAAACAACCGGAAGGAACGAAGTCACCTAACCTGGCTGACTCGGTGATGATCAACTACGCACCGATGGATTCCTCCCTCGATATCTGGTCCAGACTCGGAGCATAACCGCTATGGCGAAAAAAACAGGAAGAGTCGCCACAGCGGACTCTTACGACAACTTTGTTGCGCGGGTTGGCCTGCAGCAGCCAAATCAGCATGCAGCATCAACGTACCGCGCCAATTACACCAGCCGCAACCGCCTGCTGATGGAGTGGGCCTATCGTTCATCGTGGATCATCGGTGCTGCTGTCGATGCCAAGCCTGACGATATGACGAAAAAAGGGGCCAGGATAACCAGCGAAATCGACCCGAAGCGCCGGGGTATTCTGGAGGCCAGATTTGAAGAGCTGAAGCTCTGGGAAAGGCTTAACCTGGTACTGAAATGGTCAAGGTTGTACGGTGGCGCCGTGGGGTTGATCCTCATTGAGGGGCAAGCTCCGCTTACTCCGCTGGTGCTGGATAAAGTCGGGAAAGGCAGCTTTAAAGGCCTGGCCGTGCTCGACCGCTGGATGATTAACCCGAACCTCGGACGCCGTATCAAAACGCTCGGTCCTGAGCTTGGTAAGCCAGAAACTTACGATATTGTCACCACAGCGCAGGGTATACCACCGTGGACGGTGAACTACAGCCGGCTGATTCGTATGGATGGCATAACCCTTCCGTACCAGCAGGCTCTCACGGAAAACGAGTGGGGAATGTCTGTTGTTGAGCGTATCTTCGATCGCCTGACATCGTATGACAGTACGAGTGTTGGTGCGGCACAGCTCGCTTACAAAGCGCATCTGCGCACGGCAAAAATCAAGGAACTGCGCAAAATTATTGCGATGGGCGGAAAGCCATACGAAGCGCTGCTCAAACAAATGGACATGGTGCGCCAGTTCCAGACTAATGAGGGGATGTCTCTCTTTGATGCTGAAGATACCTTCGAAACGCATTCCTACTCGTTCGCCGGATTATCCGACCTGCTGAGCGAGTTCAAAGAAGACATTGCCGGTGCCGTTGGTATTCCACTGGTCCGCCTGTTTCGACAGTCACCGAAGGGTTTTTCAACGGGCGATTCTGACCTGGCTAACTACTACGACGATATTGGTGCGCTACAGGAAAACACCCTTAGAGCACCGGTTCGGCTGCTTTATGACGTGCTTCATCGTTCTGAGTTTGGCGAGCCGTTGCCCGACGATTTCGCTTTCGAATTTAATCCCCTCTGGCAGATGTCAGATGTTGATCGCTCGACAGTGGCAACCAATACCACTACCGCACTGGCGACCGCTGTACGTGATCTGGGAATGCCTCCCGCCGCCGCACTAACCGACCTCAGGGAAACGGCACGAGTGACGGGCATAGGCGCATCCATTACCGACGAGGATATTGACTATGCGAAGGCCCAGTGGTCGGAGGATGAATCTGAAACCAGCCCTCCGCCGACGTTCGGAAATACAGTACCGCAAAAGCCTGTTGGCGATAGCAAACCAGATCGGGGAAATCGTAGCAGGCTCTTACGATGGTTCACAGGCCAGCGCTGACAAAACCGCCAGCATCCTTGTGGACTATTCGGACGTCATCAGTGACTGGGCAGAAATGGTCGGTCACAAAATGTTTGCCCAGGTCGAGCGCGAAGAATGGAACCAGTGGCGATCTGTCTCGGAAGAGATTTCCGCTGGTCTGCGCGATGTGGTGGGTAACACTCCTGTCGGGCAGGTTGCGCAGGATATCGTTTATCGTCAGATCCAACTGATGAAGTCCCTGCCACTGGAAGCCGCAGACCGGGTCAAAGACATTCAGGAACGTGCGATACAGGCCGTTATCAACGGCGAGCGACCGGAACAGCTTTACGAAATGGTCATGGCCTCTGGTGATGTGTCCGCCAGCAGGGCGCGACTGATTGCCCGTACAGAGATTGGTCGCGCTACCGGCGCGCTGACTCAGGCCCGAGCCCTGTCGGTTGGTTCAGAAGGGTACTGGTGGCGTATTGAAGGCGCAGGGACGCGTGATTCTCATCGGAAAATGAAAGATAAATTCGTTCGCTGGGATAACCCGCCGACGCTGGACGGTATGACCGGACACGCCGGATGTTTACCAAACTGCAAATGCTGGCCGGAAGTACAGATACCAGAGCCGAGAAAGTAAAAAATACGGCTTTGAGCGTTCATTTTATGTGAACTGCAATACCCGCGAAATGTTATGAAAATGTTGTGTTCGAAAAGTCCGTTTTTCAGCCTGATTAATCGCTACTTTTACGGCTTTAAGGGGACATTTTAATCGAGTCCATTTTCGACGGTGCGGGTAAGAACCCTTATGTTAAATAGCCCGTTATTTTGAACATTTTTCCCATCTGACAGGGTCGCCATTGAGCGGCCTTTTTACTGCCCGCAACCCAGCAGGTAAACCATGAAATATTTCTTTAAAGCCCGCCTGGGGAACACCCGTTTCCAGTTGGCTGATGGCTCAGTGCTCTTTAAAGATGTGCCGATAGGGCGCACCGGTGAACAGGAGTATGACGCCACCGAACGCCCGGAGCTGGTGCCGGATGCCCGAGGGAAGGTGATTGTCAGACGCACGCCGGAAGAGGTCTTTAGTGAGCGTGCGATGGCTTCCTTTGAAAGCATGGCGGTGACCATCGGACACCCTCGCGACTTCAACGGGGAAATTATCTTTGTCACCCCGGAGAACTGGCGCCAGTTAGCCAACGGGCACATTCAGAACGTCAGGCGCGGGCAAGGCTCAGAATCCGACCTGTTGCTTGCTGATGTCATCGTTAAAACCCCCGAGGGGTTACAGGCCATCGACGATGGTGACGATGAGGTCAGTTGTGGTTATGACGCTGATTATGAACAAATCTCACCCGGCCTCGCAAATCAGTCTGCGATAACCGGTAACCATCTGGCCCTTGTCCCAAACGGGCGGGCCGGTTTCCGCTGCAAAATAGGGGATGCTATGCCTAGCACGACTAAAAACTGGTTTACCCGGCTTTTAAAGGCCCGTAAAACCAACGACGCCGCCGAAATGGCGAATCTGATCGATAATCCGCCGGATAATATGACTGGCGATAATGATGATGTATCAACAGCCGTGACACCGGGCGGCGTGGTCATCAACCTTTCACCCCAGAGTCCAATGCCTGCGCCGACTTTGCCTGTCACGACCGACTCGGAAGAAGAGATCCCGGCGTGGGGGAAAGCGCTGATTGAAGCCGTGGCAAAACTCACCCCGGCAGCACCAACAACGGTCGACGAGGATGAGGACGAAAAAGGCGAGGTGGAAGGAGCTGTTACAGGTGATGCCGCTTACCGCGCCGACCTGATTCAGCCAGGCATTCAGTTGCCAGCGAAAGCGAAACCTACGGCATTCAAACGCCAGATCCTTGCCGCTGCCGATCAGTCTCTGGTTCGTTCCATCGTGGGCGATGCGGATGTCACCAGTCTGAAAAAAGCCACTGTGGATATGGCATTCAACGCCGTTTCTGAACTGGCGAAAAATCGCAATACCGCAGCGAAGACTGCTGACGGTTTCCGTTCAATGAACACCAACACCACTAAAACCATCGCGGAGATCAATGCCGCCGCGAAGGAAATCTGGGCTAAACGCTAACGGGGCAACCAATGGATAATACTTTTCTCTACCGGATGCCTGCGGGCATCGCCGGTGCAATCTCACGTCCGCAGGATCTGACGGTTGAACCTCAGACGCTGGACAGCGCGAAGGCATTTGCCGCATACGGCCTCGCCGGGAAGTTCTCCGCAGGCAAGTTTGTGCCGATTGAGGCGGATGACACGGCTGCTGTTGTGGTGGGTATCTATGTTCGCCCGTACCCGACAGCCTCCCAGCCTGACAAAGTCCGTCAGATTGGTACCGGCTTTAACTTCGCGGGTGACTGCATGAAGCGTGGCTATGTGACGGTGAATATCGGTGCTGATGCCAGCTCTGTGGCACTTGGCGGTGCTGTGTTTATGCGTGTGGCAACGCCGACGGCATCCAGTCCGCTTGGTGCCTTCCTCACAGCCGCTGATGGCGAAAACACCGTGCAGCTCACCAACGCTTATTTCAATGGTCCTGGCGATGCCAATGGCAACATTGAACTGGCCTTTAACATTTAAGGAAATCGCAAATGCCAATGACATTTGACCAGGCAACAGTTGATAGTTCTGGTGCCTTTCTCATTCACGAGCTGGAGCGACTCGATCAAACGCTGAACCTGCCGCTGACTTCCCAGACGTGGAGCCGTGATATTCAGCTGCGTGAAGACGTTTCTATCGCTGACGAAATCAGCTCTTTCACCAACACCACTTTTGCCGCTGCCGGTACACCTAACGCCAACGGTAAAAACTGGATCAGCCCGCTGGCCACTGCGATTGCAGGCGTCAACGTTGATATCGAGAAAAAGGGCTTCCCGCTGGAATTATGGGGCATGGAGCTTGGCTGGACTGTTATCGAACTGAATGCTGCCGCACAGGTCGGGCGTCCTATCGATACCCAGAAGTACGATGGTATGCAGCTTAAATGGAACATGGATACCGATGAGCAGGTTTATATCGGTGATTCGGCGAAAGGCGCTAAAGGCCTGCTTAACCTGCCTCAGGTAACGCCGACCAACGCGACCAAAACGTGGGCGACCTCAACCGCCGACGAAATCCGCGCCAGCATTAACCAGGTACTGAGCAATGCATGGGCTCGCTCCGCTTACTCCAAAGTGCCGGAAGATTTGCTGATCCCGCCTGAGCAGTATTCGTTCATTGCGAGCACCATCGTTTCCAGCGCCGGTAACCAGTCTCTGCTGACCTATCTGGAGACGAACACTATCGCCTACCACCAGAACGGCAAGCCGCTGAACATTCGTCCGGTTAAATGGATGAAAGGTCGCGGTGTGGGCGGTACTGATCGCATGGTGGCCTACACCAACGATAAGAAGTTTGTTCGCTTCCCTATGGTTCCGTTGCAGAGCGTCCCGATCCAGTATCGCGGCTTGTATCAGCTGGTGACCTACTACGGCAAGCTGGGCGCAGTTGAGCCGGTTTATCCGGAAACCCTGAACTACATGGATGGCATTTAATCCAGATACAGCCCCTTCTCAGGGGCTTTTTTCTAAGGAATTCCAATGAAGAAAATCTATGTACTGACAGCGTTCAACTTCAACGACGGCACCAGCATCAGGGCGTTTACTCCTGGTTTTCATGACGTCGAAAGCGATGTGGCTGATCACTGGTTCGTGAAGGCGCACTGTTCGCCTGATGGTGAAGCTCCGGCACTGGAAGCTGATCCGCGTATTGCAGAGCTCGAAACGCTGGCGGCGGAACAGGCTACCCGTATTGCAGAGCTCGAAACGCAACTCGCAGAGGCAAAAGCTAATGGCAAAAAACAAAAGTCTGCCGACGCCTGAGAAGTTCCGCGCTGACTTCCCGCAGTTTTCTGATGAAACAAAATACCCCACTCCGATGATTCAGGCCCGTCTCGCCCTGGCAGATGTGCTGATGAGCGAGTCACGGTTTGGCGAAGATATTTTCCCTTATGTCGTTGAGTTATTCGTGGCGCACTACATGGCGCTGTACGCAGCGGATCAGCGTGGCGCCGCGGTTGGTTCTTCCGGTGGTGCGAACAGCGGGGTGCAGACATCAAAATCAGTGGACAAGGTTTCTGTCAGCTATGACGCCGGCATGACCATGAATCCTGATGCAGGTTTCTGGAATAACACCCGTTACGGCTCTGAATTCTGGGAATATCTGATGATTTTCGGTGCCGGGGCTATTCAACTGGGGACGCCGTAATGAAAAGTGGCCTGACGGTACGTACTGACAATGCTGAGTCTGTCCTGGAATCCCTGCGCCAGTTATCCGGTATGGATGTGCTGGTGGGGATCCCGCAAGACAAGGCCGCGCGCGAAGACTCTCCGATAAGCAACGCGGAACTGGGCTACCTCCACTCAACCGGCGCAACGGTGAAAATTGACGGTGAGACCGTTACGTTACCGCCGAGGCCATTTCTGGATATGGGGATCGAGGATTCAAAACCCCGAACTACTGCGCACCTGAAAGCGGCGGCAACTGCTGCGCTGGAGGGGCACACAGAAGCAGCAATGCGTGAACTGGACAGCGCCGGACAGATTGCCCGTGACGCTGCAAAATCCGTTATCGGTGCTGGTGATCGACTGCATCCTCTTTCTGAGAAAACCCTTGAACGCAGGCGGGCCGAAGGCATTCCCGGTGAAAAGCCGCTGTATGCTCACGGTTACCTGCTGCGCTCCATTAACTACGTCGTGAGGAAAAAATAATGCCTTTTCTCGATGTGAGCGAGGTTCTTCTCGATCCTGACTTCATGGACACCAGTCTGGTTTGTCACCGACAGATTCAGACGGCTGATGAGGATAATTTCGCGACAAATACCCCACAGGACATTCCGTTTTCCGGAGTGGTGACTGTCGATCGCTCCCTCGAGGCAAAACGTATGGCCGCAGTTCAGAACATCAGCGGCGCGATCCTCATCGTGACACAGTTCAGGCTGACGCAGGGGCAACCCGGAACGGACAGCAGTCCGCGACTGGATGCCGATATCGTGACATACAGCGGGCGTGATTATCGCGTGACATTTGTTGACCCGTACACCCGCTACGGTGCTGGTTTCGTCCAGGCGCATTGTGAGCTGGTGGACTTTGACGGAGGGACGCCAGTTGAGTAACGACAGCACCACGCGCGGATACCTGACGCCTGTCGCTGATTGGCCTGCCTACGATGAGGCACTGGAAAGGGAAATCAGCCGGTGGATCCGCGGCGTCACCGGGTTACCGGCCAAAGCGGTTTTTCCCCGGTGGACTGACCCGCAACCGCAGATCCCGAAGAACGGGAACACATGGTGTGCATTCGGCATCACGACCGTACCGCTTTCCGGCATGCCCGCGAATGTCCAGGTGGATGAAAATACCTCTGCTCAGTGGGCATGGGAGAGCGTGACGGTCATTTTATGCTTTTACGGTCCGCAGGGTGCCAGTATGGCCACGACGTTCAGAGCTGGTCTCTTTGTTGAACAAAACAACACAGAGCTTAACCGGACCGGGTTATCCCTCAGCGACACCGGGACAATTTATAACCTGCCTGAACTAATTAATAAGCAGTGGGTGAGGCGCTATGACATCACTGTCACGCTGACCCGCAAAACCATCCGCACCTACAACATTAAATCCATCGTTGAACCCAACGTTACAATTTCAACCGGAGATTGATCATGGCGAAAGGCTTGCCTTTAAATCGCGTCACCAACGTGACTGTGACGCTTTCAGCCAGAGCAGCACAGGGCCGAAACTTTGGCTCTATGCTGATTCTGGGTAACTCGACTGTTATTCCGATTGCCGAACGTCTGCGCTTGTATTCAGCCCCGGACGATATCGGCGATGATTTCGGTGTGGACAGTGAAGAATATAAAGCTGCGGTTATCTGGTTTTCCCAGTCGCCGCGACCGACTCAAGTCTACGTTGGGCGTTGGGTGAAAACCCTCGAGTCTGCGGAAACCGGTGAACCGGAAACCCTGCTGGAAGCGGTGAATGCTCTGCTGGATTACAATTCCTGGTACGGGCTGCACCTCGCCGTACCTGAAGCCGACTATCCTTCTGACGCGGATATGATTACCGTTTCGGCGGCTGTGGAATCAGCGACCGTTTCCCGCATTCTGGCGATCACCTCTGATGATGCGGATGTTATGAGTACGGTTGTTGAAACGGATCTCGCGTCGAAACTGAAAGCGGCGAAATACAGCCGTTCTTTTATTCAGTACTCCTCTACCAGTCGCTACGCCGCGCTGTCTTCGTTTGGTCGTGCCTTTACGGTCAACTTCAACGGCAGCAACACCACCATCACCCTGAAGTTCAAGCAACTGCCTGGCGTGACCTACGAAACCATCAGTACGTCACAGGCGAATGCTCTGGAAGCGAAGAACTGTAACGTTTACGTGTACTACGAAAACGATACAGCCATTCTTGAACAGGGCGTGATGTGCAATGGTGATTTCTTCGATGAGCGCCACGGCCTTGACTGGTTGCAGAATGCGGTACAGACCGCCGACTACAACACGCTGTACACCAGTACCACGAAGATCCCGCAGACCGACGCAGGGACAACCACCCGTATCGCCAACATTGAGAAGGTGCTCGATGTGGCTGAACGAAACGGCCTGTTTGCGCCTGGCGTCTGGACTGGTGGCCCTATGGGGCAACTCAATACGGGCGATACCCTGACGAAGGGCTATTACACCTGGGCTGACACCGTTGATAACCAGTTGCAGACCGATCGTGAAGCGCGAAAAGGCGTACCGATTCAGGTTGCTGCAAAACTGGCGGGCGCCGTTCATTACGGCGATGTCGCAATCACCGTAGTGCGTTAAGGAGAAAAAATGTCTACGTATTCTTTTCTCGATGTATCAGGCACCCTGGCGGGCCCAACCGGAGCTATCGATCTCGGTTCTGGCTCAGCCAACTCCGAAGAGGGCATCACGGTGTCGATGACTGAAGCCAAAAACACCATGACAATCGGTGCTGACGGCGAAGTGATGCACAGCCTGCATGGCGGTAACAGTGGGACGCTGACTGTCACTCTGTTGAAAACCTCTCCTGTGAACAAAAAACTGTCGCTGATGTATAACGCGCAACGCCTGTCTTCCGGAACATGGGGGAATAACGTGATTGTGGTGCGTAACAAGGTCTCTGGTGACTTCTTCACCGCCCGATCCTGTGCGTTCCAGAAACAGCCTGACTGGAATAACCCTAAAGTCGCCGGAACGGTAGCCTGGGTATTCGACTGCGGCAAAATCGATGGTCTTCTCGGGGAGTTTTAAGCGATGGAAAAAGAAAACAAAACAGTTTTTATCTGCGGGTATGAGCTGGACGCCAGCATTGCCAGAGATCTCTTTTTCGTGGTGCGTGACACCGTACCACGGGTAGTTGAAGAGATGGTTTTAGCTGGCAAGACAGACAAACAGGTGAAAGATGCAGCAAAAACCACCGCCGAAGCGGTGGTGGATACCTTCATCTGGATATGTCAGTCAAAGGCTAAGACTGCCTCCCCAGCGTGTCCCATATACTCAGGGGATCCTGCGCCTCAGACGCGAGAAGCTCAGTAAATCGGGCCTCCGATTCAATAAGCTTTGCCAGATACGCTTCTTCACTCAGCTTTTCATGCTGGCTGGCAAGGTAATGAAATGCCAGCTCTCTGGCGTTCAGTTTTTCAGACATGTGGACCTCCTCAGTCCTTAAGTGTAGGAACCGAAAGGATATCGCTAAGGCGGTCCACAACCAATCATTCGGAGTAAAGATGGAATTTGAAATTAAAGGTGTTAATTACCGCACGGCGAAACTGGATGTTTTTCAGCAACTGAAGGTCTCCCGTAAGTTACTGCCAATACTGGCCGGAGTGCTGGCAGATTTCGGCAGTGTCCGCGCTATGCTCCCTGCTGGTGGTCTGGAAAACGCGAATCCCGATGCGCTGGCGCCGGTACTTGAAAAAGTCCTGCCTCGTATCGCTGAAGAACTGGCCGCGCTCAGCGAAGATGACACTAACGCGATTATTCATCCCTGCCTTGCGGTTGTGGTGCGTGAGAACGGTAAAGTCTGGGCACCTGTGTTTAACAGTGGTCAGTTGATGTTTGACGATATTGACCTTTTTTCCATGCTGCAACTGGTGGCGCGGGTGGTCGCCGATTCGCTCGGAAATTTTTTGCCCGCACTCCCTATCAGTGCGACGCCGGACCAGCCTCAGGGTTAACGCTCACCAGCCTGCCTGACGGGCTGTCTTATCTCCTTGACCCGGTGGATGCCGGGTTAATTCCTTACTACGCGTTGAAGGATGGATCTGTCGATCTGTGCGATATCGCGCTGATGAATGACCATCTGGCTGTTAAGGCCGACAACCAACGCCGGATTGATAAATGGAGAGAGGCTAATGAACGCGGAGACTATTAAAGATTTCCTCGTATCGCTGGGATTCAGCCTTGATGAGTCCGGGTATCAGAAATTTAATTCTGTGCTTACGGGAGCGACCGCTAACGCGATCAAAATGGGGCTGGCGGTTGAAGGGGCAGCGCTCTCTGTTGTGGCTTTTACCGCGAAAATAGCCTCAGGTCTGGATCAACTCTACTGGGCATCGCAGCGCACCGGTGCCACGGTGCAGGGGATCAAGTCGGTAGGCTACGCTATTTCTCAGGTTGGAGGCAGTGCCGACGCTGCACGCGGTTCGCTGGAAAGCCTGTCGCGTTTTATGCGGAATAATCCGGGCTCTGAGGGATTCCTTAACCGCCTGGGCGTTCAGACGCGTGACGCCAGTGGCAAAATGCGGGATATGTCCACCATCTTTACGGGTGTTGGGCAGAAGCTCAGCAGCATGCCGTACTACCGCGCCAACCAGTATGCGCAAATGCTGGGGATTGACGAAAACACTCTGATGGCAATGCGCCGCGGCGTCGGGCAGTTCAGCGCGCAATACTCAACGATGGCGAAAGCGATCGGCTTCAACGCTAACGAGGCCGCCGTTTCCTCTAACCGCTTTATGACGTCGCTGCGCGCGTTCAGCGAAGCCGCCGGAATGGCGCGCGATAAGATTGGCGCCACACTTGCCGGCGGTCTTGTCGGAAGCATGGATAACCTGCGAAAACAGTTGCTGGATAACTGGCCGCGTATCGAGGCTGTGCTGACGAAAGTCATCAAGGGCATTCTCTGGGCTGGTGATGCCATTACGCGCGTACTCTGGCGCGCTGGTGGTGCCGTCAGTGACATTATCGACTGGTTTAAACGGCTCGATCCGGCAACCCAGCAGTTGATCACGTTGTTCGGTGCGCTGTTAGTCGCCTGGAGGCTGCTGAATTCCGCGTTTCTTGCGTCACCTGTTGGCATTGTCATGATGCTGGCGGGCGCGCTGGTCCTGCTCTATGACGACTATAAAACGTGGAAAGAGGGCGGCGACAGCCTTATTGACTGGGAAAAATGGGCTCCAGGCATCAACGAAGCGTTGAAAAACATCAAAGAGCTACAGGACAGCATCAGCGGCCTGACTGATTCCCTGTTAAAGCTGCTCGGTATTGATCCGAAATCGTGGTCTCTGAAGTGGGATGTTCAGAACTTCATCATGCAGATGGGTGAATTCAGCAAGATGCTGAACCTGATCGCCGACCTGCTGAACGCTATAAACGAGGGGCGATGGAGCGACGCCGTCAGCATCGGTAAGCAATTGCTCAATCAGGGAAGTGGAAACCCGAGCGCCATGCCGGGTGTCACTGACAGCGCCAACAGTACTGCCGACTGGATCAAGAATAAAACTGGCTGGGATCCGCGTAATGTCGGCCGGACTATTCGCGGTTGGTTTGGCGATGATGAACCAGAGCAACACGCGCAAAGTAACGGCGTGGTGTATGGTGCCAACATCCAGCCAGATATACCCGGCGGCAACACTCTTGCAGATCGAAACAACAACCCCGGCAATATTCGTCCGGTTGGTGGTAAAGGGTTCCGGTTTTTTGAGTCAGCACTCCATGGCTGGGAGGCGATGAAAAAACAGTTAATGCGCTACTATACTGGCAAAACAACCGGACGGGCATTGCAGACAATCCAGGATATTGTCAGTACATGGGCTCCCGCAGGTGACAACAACGACCCGAAAAAGTATGCGCAGGATGTTGCAAAGTGGATGGGCGTGTCGCCAAACGCTGTACTGAACCTGACCGATCCGAACACCATGGGGGCGCTGATGCAGTCCATGGCGCGTAAAGAAGGCTATTCCAACTGGAACAGTCCACTGGCGTATCACGCCGCTGGTGGGGGAAGCCTTAACCAGCAGACTGTCATTAATGTACATGGCGTAAACAACCCCCAGGAAGCGGCTAATCTGGTTGCGGACAAGCAGGGGGCCGTGAATGCCAGAGCCGTACAGCAATTAAAAGGACCGGCATAATGGACTTTTTATCTGTTTTGCTGCAACAGCGTACCCGCTCGATAGGAATCATCATTCCCGACGTTGTTATCTCTGAGAAACACAGTGATGCTCTGGAAATTACGGAGCATCCCGTCGAGCAACCCACGAACGCAGGTGCCAGTGGTGAGGGGGCCGGATATATATCAGAGCATGCTTTCAGGCGCCCTTCCGAAGTGGTCATGGAAACGGGCTTTTCCGGCGGCGGATCGTTGCTTGATTTCGCTGACACATCAGCGATTGGGCTGTCACTGGGACTAAGTCCGAAAGAACTGTATCAGGAACTGCTTAACCTGCAGCGCGATCGTATTCCTTTCGATGTGACAACCGGCAAGCGTATTTACAACAATATGCTGATAAAAACGCTGGAGGTGACGACTGACAAGAGTAGTGAGAATGTTCTTCTGGCTACTCTTACCCTCAGGGAAGTGATAATTACCTCCACGCAGACAATCAGCGTTGCCTCGAAAAGCAATATGACCGAGGGTGTGGGAACTTCCGCTGTACAGAACACAGGCACCAAAACAACGGTACCGCCGAATAATTCTATCCTGAAATCGTTACCGCAGATGGCGCAAAAGGGCATTACCAGCGTAGAGGGTTTTCTGAGTAACATTTTTACCGGAGGAGGTGGTTGATGGAAGCCGTAGACATTCCGCTGGTGGCTGATAATCAGACGTTTGCCATTACTATCAACGGTACGGTTTATCGCCTGTCGATAGTCTGGCGCGGAGTATACTGGGTTCTGGACCTTGCCGACGGCAATGGTGATGCCATTATCTCCGGCATGCCGATGATTACGGGGGCTGACCTGCTGGCGCAGTACCGATATCTGAATCTGGGTTTTTCGCTGGTGGTGCTTTGCGACGTGGCGGGGCAGGAAAACCCGACACAATTTGATCTCGGCACGCTGTCACATCTTTACGTCTTTACGGAGTAACAATGTCAAAAAACTGGATGCGTCACTTTGAATTATTGCTCGTTGACGATAAAGGTGATGGGATAAAAATTTCAGAGCTTAAAGTTACTTTCAATATTCAGAAAATGCCGGCGACAATATTTAATGGATTTGTTGGAAATTTTAAGGTTTATAACCTGTCGCCTACAACTCAGAACAGGATCATGCAGAAGGAGTTCTCGCGTATACAGGTTATCGCCGGATATAAGGGACTGCCGGATGCCGCGGGTAATTATCCGGATGAGAACGTCGGGATGATATTCAACGGGGATATTCGTTTCACTATCACCGGGAAAGACAATGCGACAGACAGTTGGATCATGCTCCAGTGTATCGACAGTTGGGAAGGTCACCTGAACGCCAGTGTGAAGACCACTGTGGCCGCCGGGTGGAAATACAGCGACCTGTTCAGCCTGGGCATGCAGTCGTTTGGGCCTTATGGTATTGAATCTGGCGCAGTTCCGGACATGCCTGAAACGATCTTCCCCCGAGGACGAGTTGTGTATCAGAACACAGCAAGGCTGATGAACCATATTGCCGGGCAGTGCAAAGCCAACTGGTGGTATGAAAATAATCAGGTGAATATCGTTCCGGAGGATAACTACATCGGTGTTGCTACCGTGCTGAATGCAAATTCCGGTCTTGTTGGTATGCCTCAGCAAACTATGGGCGCTGGTGTAAACGTCCGGTGCCTTATTAACCCTAATATCAAGATGGGCGGTCTTATCCGCCTGGATCAGGCATCTGTTTACCGCTCGTCTTTGAGTAATGAACAGATAGCCCAGTCTCCCGCGCGACTGGGTGAATCAGAAAGCGACGGTAATCTCTACGTTAACGATCTGCCGGGAATGTCACAGCCTGCCAGCATAAACACTGACGGTGATTACATCGTGGGCAGCATCGACTATACTGGCGATACTCGCGGGCAGGCGTGGTATATGGACCTGCTTTGCCTGGCTAAAGGTGGTAAAGAACTACTGGCTAAAGGTACTTTAGACAAAGTCGGAGATGTAGAGTGAAAAAATGTATTTTGTGTTTACTCCTGGCATTACCGCTATCAGTTTCGGCTGCGACGCAGTGTGGACCGTTCCGCTTTGACGCTGGTAGTGATGGTCTTATGCACATCAATGGGCAAAAGCCAGAAACACAAAAAATGACCTTTCTGAAACAAAAAGACGATTTCGATAACGTCATGATGCAATGGATGCTTCCTGATCCTAATACTGGACGCTGGTTAGGTATGGACTACATCAAGCGGAACAAAAAAGCGATCCTGAACGTCGAAGTTGTCCGTAAGAATATGGACGAGCCGCGAGAGTTCTGGACGTATGACTGCCGGAAGGTGAAGTGAATCTCCTTGTTTCAGGCACATAATTTGATCATCAACCCGCCAAATGGCGGGTTTTTGCTTTCTGGAGACAAATAAATGCCCGTATCTTTAAGCTCCCAACTCGGCAGTAAAGAACAAGCGGATGCGCGACTGGCTGGTTCCATTATGTCGTCGTTGCGAGTTTCAATGCCTGGCATTGTTCAGTCATTTGATCCTGGTACTGTAACGGCCGTTGTTCAACCCGCCATTAAAGGTTATGAGCCGGATTCGAACGGCGTCAACCAGTCGACTACATTACCGCTGCTGGTGGATGTGCCGGTGGTATTTCCGCGCGGCGGTGGCTGTACGCTAACTTTTCCGGTCAAAACCGGTGATGAATGCCTGGTGATTTTCGCCGATCGCTGCATTGATTTCTGGTGGCAGAACGGCGGGGTGCAGGAGCCTGTTGACGACCGGGTGCATGATTTATCGGATGCGTTCTGTATCGTCGGGCCGCAGTCTCAGGCGCAGAAAATCAGTGAAATCAGCACCAGTGCGGCGCAACTGCGCAGCGACGACGGAAGCACGTTCTTTGAGCTCAACCCCAGCACCCAGAAAATTAAGATAGTTGCCCCTGGCGGGGTTGAGGTGGTTACCCCGCTGGCTGACTTCTCTGAGAAGGTCACTATTCACGGTTTGTTAACGTGGATGGGCGGCATGGTCGGTTCTATCGCTTCTGGCGTGGCATCAACAATCACCGGCGCTGTTGAGTTTATCGGCAGTGTGAAAGCGAACGGCAAGACAATTGACAATACGCACACTCACGGCGGTGTCCAGCGCGGTAGCAGCGATACAAACGAGGTGAACTGATGCGATACAGACGTGAAGACGCCGACGGTGAATACACCTTTGGCAGTGGTGATGATACCTGGCTGATTAACTCACCTGAGGCCGTGGCGCAGGCGGTAAAAACGCGATTCGAATTGTGGTATGGGCAATGGTTCCTCGATACGACAGAGGGAACGCCGTGGATTCAGTCGGTACTTGGTAAGCAGAAACCCGAAACCTATAATCTGGCGATCCGCAAGCGCATCCTCGAAACGCGGGGCGTGAAATCTATCCTCTCTTTCAATACGACAGTGAACACCACGACGCGCCGTGTCTCATTCACTGCTGAAATCGACACTATCTACGGAACAACGACAGTAACCAGCGAGGCATAAATGGCCCTCAATTTAGACACACTCGGCTTATCGGCAACGGTAACCGCTGAGGGGATCAGTGCGCCTGATTACCAGACGATACTCGATACCCTGACGAGCTATTTCCAGCAGATTTATGGCAGTGACGCTTATCTGGAGCCGGACAGCAAAGACGGCCAGATGGTGGCGCTGGTGGCACTGGCGATTCACGATGCCAACAACACAGCCATTTCTGTCTATAACTGCTTTTCTCCTGCTACCGGGTACGGTGCAGCGCTAACCAGCAATGTAAAAATTAACGGTATTGCGCGCAAAGGGGCGACGAACTCGACTGTAGATCTGCTGCTTACTGGCGCTGCTGGCACGACAATTACAAACGGATCCGTGCGGGACCAGAATAACATTATCTGGAATCTCCCGACGTCTGTGTTAATCAGTGTCGACGGAACGGTACTGGCGACTGCAACGAGCGCTAACAGCGGAGCGATTGCCGCACTGGCCGGAACTATCACCACCATCAACACGCCCACCCGTGGCTGGACGTCGGTAACGAACCCGACGGCGGCCACCGTCGGCACACCGGCAGAAACCGACGCAGAGCTGCGTATCCGGCAGGGGCAGAGCGTAGCGCTACCGTCTGTCACACCGTTTGAGGGTGTCGACGGGGCGATCGCTAATGTTGCTGGCGTGACACGTCACAAACTCTATGAGAATGACACTGGTGCTGTTGACGCTAACGGTCTTCCTCCGCATTCAATTTCTGCCATTGTTGACGGTGGTGACATTACAGAAATCGCCCGGACCATCAGGGGCAGTAAAGGGCAGGGGACGTCAACCTACGGGACCACCTCTGTTACGGTGCCGGACACTTACGGCAATCCGCACGTTATCAGCTTCTCCCGGTCGACCGATGTCCCGGTCTACGGGCATATCACGCTGAAAGCCTTCGCGGGCTACACGTCTCAAATTGGTGTGCAGATCCAGCAGGCGGTCGCTGATTATATCAACGGGCTGACGATTGGTGATTCAGTGTTGCTGAGCCGCATTTACTCGCCGGCGAACCTCGGCGTAGTCAGTGGTGGCAGTGCGCGCTATTACGACATTCAGGAACTGTTGATCGGCAAATCGGCCGGGTCATTAGCGGCGGCAAATATCGATATTGCCTACAACGAATCAGCGTCCTGTAACCCGACAAACATCGCTATCACGGTGACGTCATGAGCAAGTACACCGGGTTAATCACCAACTACCACGCGACGAAGCCAAAATTTTTTGACCACATCGATCTGAGCACCCGACCACTGATTGATATCTCTACCGCCACAAGAGGGCTGGTAAGTGCCTTTGATATCGATACAGCCGTCGGTGTGCAACTCGACATTCTCGGTCTGTGGATCGGACGAAGCCGTATTGTCAGCCAGCCAATCAGTGGAGTTTATTTCAGCCTGGATATTGATGGTCTTGGTTTCGATCAGGGGGTATGGCAGGGGCCGTATGACCCTGATTCAGGTTACACGACCCTGAGTGATGAAACCTACCGAATAATCCTTAAAGCGAAAATTGCAATTAACAACTGGGACGGCCGTAACGACTCGCTCCCGCCAATCCTTGACGCTGCGCTGGAAGGTTCTGGACTGAAAATGCAGATCGTAGACAACCAGGACATGACCATCAGCATCTGGGTATTCCCGGAGACTGACATTTCAAACGTTTCTCTTGAACTTATTGCGGCCATTCGACAGGGGTATCTGACGGTGAAAGCAGCAGGGGTATGGGGAGGAAGTATAGAAATCCCGGCGGTAGAAACACCGTCAGAAGGTAACCGATTTTTCGGTTTTGACATGGACAATGAATATATCGCCGGATTTGATGACGGCGCATGGGGAGAATTGCTCTAATGCCTATTAACGATTTTAAACCGTTCGCGGCTGGTCCTGGCGCAAACGTAACATCCCAGGCGGACTGGGAAAACCTGCCCGCGCTTTTATCCGGCTTTATGTCTGGTAAGGCGTCCAGTGCGCAAATTAACAAAGCTTTTCGGCAGGTGAGTTTTATCGCTGCTGCACTGGCGCAGTTTGTCAGCGAGAAAACGGATCAGGACGTTCTCGATGACGGGGATTTGCCTGGGTTTGTTGAAAAACTGACTGCCGGTTTTGCGGCACAATATTTAAGTCGCTCGAATCCGTTTGGTGATATTGCATCAGATGGCCCGGCTGCTATCGCAACGGCGCTTTCAAACCTTCAATTGGGAGAAGCGGCAAAACGGGATGTCGGAACCGATGATAATCAGATACCGGACATGTCAGCCTGGGCCAGCGGTGACGGCTGGCGGCGTACCCCAGATGGTTACATTGAGCAGTGGGGAACC